GGATACAATTAAGGCATTGCAGGGTAGACAAATGGAAGAGGCGCGGCCTTATCCAAATGAGCACGCAGCCAGGTTGACTGATCCCGATCAGTACGACGAACTGCGTCGCGAGAATGATGCCGGCGGTGATGGCATCGATTTCATCTACGGAATCAAGGAAGGCGAGAGCGAGATCCAGGCAGTGCGGTTTGATGCTCAGCAGTTCACCACTGATGAGGCTCGCACCTGGCTGAGCGAGCACGAGATGGATCCGATCATGTTTGAGGAGGCAACGGGCGAGGAGCGGGCAATGCCTGGCCTTGGCCGCCACCAGCGTGCAGAGCTCACAACCTTCGATGAGGTTGAGGATCGCACCTATGAGTTTCCGTTTAGCTCTGAGTTTCCTGTTGCCCGTTATTTCGGCAATGAGATTCTGAGCCATGAAGGCGAGGCCGCTGATCTCAGCCGCCTCAACGATGGAGCGCCGCTCCTGTTCAACCACAACCCTGATCGCGTGATCGGCGTTGTGGAGCGTGCATACATCGACGGCAAACGTCGTCGCGGTTATGCACGTGTGCGGTTCAGCCGCAATCCTTTCGCTCAGGAAATCCTGAGTGATGTGAAGGATGGCGTTTTACGGAATGTCTCCTTTGGCTACTCCATCGACAAAATGGAAGAGCGCGGCAGTGGCGACTTTGTTGCTACTGCCTGGTCTCCTTATGAAGTTTCCGTCGTATCGGTGCCGGCTGATCCCGGCGTCGGTATCGGCCGAAGCTTGGAGACCGAGCAAGCTGCCTCGGCAGCACCTACACCTGATCCCATTCCTGCAATGGAAACCACCACCCCTGATCTGGCAGTGGTGCGGGCCGAAGCCGCTGAGGCTGAGCGCTCCCGCATCGCTGGCATCTCTGCACTGTGCGACAAGCACAACATGGCCGACCTCGGCCGCCAGCTGATCGAGTCTGGTCGTTCTATCGACGATGCTCGCGCTGCTGTGCTCGATAACCTCGACATCAAACAGGAGCCCGTAACCATGAGCGCCGCTGAAATCGGCCTGACCGCGCAGGAGAGCCGCAGCTTCTCCTTCATGCGTGCCATCAACTATCTGGCAAACCCGACCGATCGCTCGGCCCGTGAGGCTGCTGCGTTTGAGATCGAAGCATCGGAAGCTGCTGCTGCCAAGCTTGGCCGCCAGTCCCGCGGCATCACCATCCCTCAGGATGTGCTGCGCCGTGACCTGACCGTTGGCGCTGCTACCGCTGGCGGCAACCTGGTTGCTACTGAGCTCGACGCTGGCAGCTTCATTGATCTGCTGCGCAATGCCTCCGCTCTGGATCAGGCTGGCGCCACCGTGCTGACCGGCCTCACCGGCAACGTGGCAATCCCCCGTCAGTCCGGCGCTGGCACTGCCTACTGGGTTGCTGAGTCCGGTGCTCCTACCGAGTCGCAGCAGACCGTGGATCAGGTGAGCCTGACTCCCAAGACCGTGGCTGCCTTCACTGACTACAGCCGCCGCCTGATGATCCAGTCCTCCATTGATGTGGAGAACATGGTGCGCACCGACCTGGCACGTGTGCTGGCACTCAAGATCGACCTGGCTGGCCTGTATGGCACTGGATCCAACGGTGAGCCCCTCGGCCTCAAGCTGACCACCGGCATCGGCACCGAGGACTTTGCTGCTGACACCCCTACCTTCGCTGAGGTGGTGGCACTTGAGAGCGACGTGGCTACCGCTAACGCGCTGCTGGGCAACCCCGTCTACCTGATGAACGCCGCCATGCGCGGTGGCCTGAAGACCAAGGCCAAGGATGCAGGCTCCGGCCTGTTTGTGATGGAAGGCAACGAAGTGAACGGCTATCAAGGCGTTCTCTCCAATCAGGTTGCCTCTGGCGATCTGTGGTTCGGCAACTTCGCTGACCTGATCATCGGCTACTTCTCTGGCCTTGATCTGATGGTGGACCCCTACACCAACAGCACCTCCGGCACCGTCCGCGTGGTTGCGATGCAGGACGTGGACATCGCTGTTCGCCATCCTGAATCTTTCAGCCGCGGCAACAACACCCTCTGATCATGTTGATCGAGGTCCTACGGCAGACGATGCTTTCGGGCCGAGTGGTGAAGATCGGGGAAGTCCTAGAGGCTTCCCCCTCTGATGCCAAGCTCCTGATCGGTATCGGCAAAGCCGTTGAGGCTGTTGCCTCAGTGGCAGAAGCGGTTGAGGTTATCGCTCAGCCTGCACCCAAACCAACCACCCCCCGACGGAGGGCAAGACAATGACCATTCACAACCTCGGATCCAAAACCGATCTGCTTGAACTGCACAACAATGCAGTTGTTGCATCCACCGGCGCTGGCACTCCCGCCAACGTTGATCTCGTGGATTATGAGGGCGACGTTGCTTTCATCATCGATGCTGCTGCTGCCGGCTCTGGCGTCACCCTGACCGCCAAGATTCAGCACAGCAATACCACCACTTCCGGCGATTTCGTGGACGTGACCGGTGGCGGCTTCACTGCTGCTGCTGCTAACACCGCATTCCAAGAGAAGATCTACCTGAACAGCAACGATCTCCGTCGTTACGTTCGCGTGCTCTTCACTGTCTCCGGCGGCAGCGGCACCGGCGCCGTTTCTGTGGTTGCTCTCGGTTCTAAGAAGTACAGCTGACCATGGCGTTCACTGAGGATCTGGATGTGTTCCTCGCAGACTTCGGCGTTAGCTGCACTGCTGGCGCCGTTACTGCAAAGGGAATCCTGGACATGCCAAGCCAGATTGTCAGCGATGGAATGGTGCTTAGCACTGACTACACGCTGACGGCCAGAACCTCAAACTTCGGCAGTCTCATCCGCGGCGATTCGATCACTGTGGATGGGGCTGCTTATACCGTCAGAGAGACCATGCTGATGGATGACGGCAAGTTTGTACAACTCGGATTGCAAAAGACATGAGCGGTCCTATCAAGGTCAACACACGCAGCCAGTGGGTAGCGCTGAATCCTGTGCTGACGGCAGGCGAGTTCGGCCTTGAGAGCGACACGCAGAACCTGAAGATTGGCAATGGCAGATCGCCTTGGGCCAAGCTGCCATATCACGGATGCCCTGGTTACTGGGGGTCGTTCTGGGATACCACCTCGCAGATTGCGGCTGCCATCGATACGGCCTATCCGATCAAACTGCGGCAGGTTGACACGGCAAGCCGCGGGATCAAAGTCATATCAGACGGCCGCATCACGGTTGACTATCCAGGCATTTACAGCTTCACGTTCTCGATTCAGTTCAGCAATACCGACAGCTCGATTCACGACATCAACGTCTGGCTGCGCAAGAACAATGCCGGCAGCGCCGGTAATGTGCCCGACAGTGACAGCCGCTTCAGCATCATCTCAAGCCATGGCGGCATTGCTGGCAACGTGATCGGCACGGTCAACTTCGTTCTGGGCTTAGCGGCAAATGACTACATCGAGCTGATGTGGATGACAAGCAACGTCGCCGCCTACATCCACGCTGAGGCTGCAGAAACCAGCCCGGCACATCCCAGCATCCCTGGCATCATCTGCACAGTGGTGCAAGTCGCCTCCGCCTAACGATGACCACCAAACGCGAACAGGTACTGACTGCGATCCGCACGGCGATCACCGGCACCACGGGCGTGAGCACACGGATCTACCGCAGCAGGGTGGAACCGCTGAGCCGCGGCGAAAGCCCGGCCATCGTGATCGAGCCCGTATCCGATACGGCGCAGCAAAACACGAGCCTGCCCACTCTGGATTGGAGCCTGACGGTACGGATCGCGGTGATCGTGCGCGGCGCTGTGCCTGATCAGACCGCTGATCCGATCATCGAAAGCCTGCACAGCAAGATCATGGCGGATCTCACGCTTGGCGGTTATGCCATCGATGTGCAGCCGCAGTCGGTCAGTTTCGACATGATCGAAGCGGATCAGCCAGCCGGCGTGATTGGCTGCGAATATCTTGTGCGTTATCGCACTTCAGTTACGAATCTGACTACAAGCTGACCCGGCTACGATGGGGTGAAAGATTCCATCCGGCCAAGCCATGCCGCTGCTTTCCCGCCGCCAGCTGCTGCTGGCCGAAATCGAAACCACTTACGGCGTTGACCCTACGCCTCTTGTTGGCTCCAACGCCATACTGGTGCGCAACATTGAGGTAACGCCGCTTGAGGCTGACACCGTTAGCCGTGAGTTGATCCGGCCTTATCTCGGCCAATCAGAGCAGCTGCTGGCTCAGACCCGTGTGCTGGTCAACTTTGAGGTAGAGCTGGCAGGTTCTGGCACCGCTGGCACTGCCCCTGCCTATGGCCCGCTGCTGAAAGCGTGCTCATTCACTGAGACCGTATCGGCCAGCACCAGCGTTACCTACACACCCAACAGCAACACGGCGCCCGGCTCGGTCACGATCTACTTCAACAACGACGGCGTGCTGCACAAGGCCACCGGCTGCCGCGGCACTTTCTCCCTGAACTGCGCCGTGGGTGAGATTCCCACCATCGCGTTTGAGTTCACCGGCATCTACAACGCACCAACTGCATCGGCCATCAGCAGCCCCACCTATGCCAACCAAGCTGACCCGGTGGTGTTCAAGCAGGGCAACACCACGGACTTCGAGGTGTTTAGCTATGCCGGGTGCCTGCAGAGCTTCACGATGGAACTAGCCAATGAGCTGGTCTACCGCGAGCTGGTGGGCTGCACCAAGGAAGTCATCATCACCAACCGTGCCCCTGCTGGTGAAGTGATGATTGAGGCCGTATCGGTCAGCGCTCACAACTTTTTCAACGATGCCACCGGCAGCAGCACCGGCAGCCTGACCTTCCAGCATGGCCAGACCGCCGGCAACATCGTCACGTTCTATGCAGGGCAAATTGACCTTGGCAATCCGTCCTACAGCGATGAGGACGGCATCCAGATGCTCACCCTTCCATACATTGCCACACCGACCGATTCAGGCAATGATGAGATAGAGCTCATTTACACCTGATCCGCGTGGCTTTTGTCCTCAAGCAGTCGGACTCCTACACTTGGCCGGTGAGCATTAAGCTCCCGGCCAACGGTGGCAAGCGGGAGCGGCAAACCTTTGATGCTGAATTCAAGCGGCTGCCCCAGAGCCGCATCAATGAAATCCAGCGCGAGGTGCAGCAGCGCGTTAAGGCCAACGAGAAGGGCGAGGATACCGGCGAGGGCATCAGCGATCAGAGCATCGCAAACGAGATCCTGATGGGATGGGATGGCATCATCGATGGCGATGGCGAGCCCGTACCATTCAGCAATGCAGTGAAGGCGCAGCTGCTGGATGTGCCGATGATGGCCGGCGCATTGGTTGCCGCCTACTTCGAGTCGCTGGTGGAGCAGAAGCGAAAAAACTGATCGGGGCCGCTGAGCACTGGCTAGGAGGCATGGAAGTTGACGACACAGCAAAGGATGCAGCTGTGCTCGGCATCGAACCACCACCAAGCAAGGCGGCCGCCAACTATGAGGTGGAGCCTGACGCATGGGCTGCGGTGCGTGTGTTCCTCAAGGTGCAGACGCAGTGGCGTACCGATTCCGGTACGATGATCGGCCTGGACTACACCGCAGTGCGCTGGGTGTTTGATCTGCTGCAGATCGCGGATCCGGCTGAAGTCTTAGGTGATCTGCAGATCATCGAGGCTACAGTGGTTGCAGCAGTCAACAAGCGCAAGAAGTAGCCATGGCGCTGGACATGACAACCGCCCTGACCATCAGGGCCAAGGTTGACGGTCTGGCGCAGATCGATGGCTTGACCCGTTCGCTGGATAAGGCGAACAATCAGGCATCTGGATTGAGTGGTGCATTCAGCAAGCTTGGCGGCATGGCCAAGACTGCAGGCGTCGCGATTGCTGGCCTTGGTGCCGCAGCAGTTGGCGGCCTTGCTGCGCTTGGCAAGAATGCGATTGATGCGGCGGATAACCTCAACGATCTAAGCCAACGCACTGGCGTCGGCGTTGAGACGCTGAGCAAGTTTGGCGCCGCGGCAGAAGACAGCGGCAGCAGCATTGATGAAGTCGCCAAGGCGATGGGCAAGCTATCGAAGGGCATTGTTGATCCTGCATCGAAAGCTAATGAGGCCCTGAGATCGATTGGCGTCAGCTCAACAGATACGCAAGGCAAGATCCGCAGCGTTGACGCTGTGATGCTCGACATTGCCGACAAGTTCAGCAAGCTGCCAGATGGTGCGCAGAAAACGGCGCTGGCCATGGAGATCTTCGGCAAATCAGGCGCCAACTTGATTCCAATGTTGAATGGCGGCCGCGAGGCCATGAGCCAATACTCAGCGACCATCACCACAGAGATGGCACAAGCTGCCGATAAGTTCAACGACGCGATCAACATGATCATGCGTGAACTGGCAGGGCCATTTAATCAGGCTATTACAGCCGCTTTGCCATATATCGGCCAACTTGCAGAGCAACTAGGCCAAGCATTGCCTGGTGCCATTGCGGCATTGGTGCCTGTGCTGACCGGATTCTTGGGAGTTTTGACGCAGATCGGCGAGTGGTTTGCCACGTTGACCCCACAACAGCAAGGATTTGTGGCCGGCGCTGCTGCGCTCACAGTCGCCTTCATTGCATTGGCGCCTGCAATCACTGCGATCATCACGGTGTTCACTACGCTTGGCCCCCTGATCGCCGGCATTGCTGCTGCGATTGTCGGCATCCCTGCTGTGATCGCCGGATGGGCTGGTGCCATTGGCCCGCTTGTGGCTGGCCTCACAACATTGGGGCAGATTCTGATCGGCGTTTTTACTGGCCCCGTCGGATGGGTTGCATTGGCCGCTGCTGCTGGCGTTGCCATCTACGCCTTCCGCGATCAGATCGGTGCCGCGTTTCAGGCCATCGGCCAAGCCATCGCCACTGCTGCCTCTGCGTTCAAAACAGTCTTTATCGATCCGATCCTGCAGCTTGGCCAGCAGGTGATCAACTTCTATGCACAGACGTGGATCGGAATCTTTGAGTTCATCAAAAAGCCATTCGAGCAGGGCTGGCAATGGATTCAGGAGAACTTCATCACACCACTGCAAAGCGCGTTCACTCAGTCGGTGCAGTTCATTCAAAACGCATGGGCCGGGATGCAGCAGATCATCTCAGCTCCATTCACTGCTGCGCTTGGCGTGGTGAAGGGCGCACTGAATGGCATCATGACCGCGATTGAAGGCGGCATTAACGGTGCTGTCGGCGCAATCAATGCGCTGATCGCCGCGGCCAATCGCGTTCCTGGCGTTAGTATCCCGACAGTCAGCCCGGTGAAATTGCCACGCTTCGCCGAAGGTGGCGTCGTCAGTGGCCCCACTATCGCCATGGTTGGTGAAGGCGGAGAGCCTGAATACATCGTGCCGCAATCCAAGGCCAGTGGCTTTGCTGCCAACTGGATGGCAGGCAAGCGTGGCGCCAGCGCTATTCCGCGGTTTGCCGAGGGCGGTGTGGTTGTACCGAGCAGCGCTAGCGTCAGCATTCAGACTGGCCCGGTCACTCAGATGAATGGCACCAATTACGTGACAACACAGGATTTGAGCCGTGCTGTTCAGGCTGGCGTCAATCAAACGCTGACCCTGATTGCAGGTGATGGCAGCGTGCGCCGTCAACTGGGGATGGCCTGATGGCGCATTTCGATCTGCTTTGCTTCCTTGAGTATTACGCTGATCGCAGCAGCGTCTACGACCCGAGCACGGGCAAGCGGGCACCCACACGCCGCTGGCAGAACTTCTACCAAGTGCCTCAGGATCTATCAACGGTTGACAGCGCAGTTCAGGGCAGGTTTGTTTACATCCCTTTTACCGTTTCCGGTTTTACGCTTCGACCAGCCAATAGCATCGGTGAGTTATCGGTTGAAATCGCAGCCACTGGCGACATTATCGATCTGACCGATACGGCCATTGGAGCGAATCGCCTTGTGATCGCCTCGCTTTACCTGCAGGATGCCGGAGAGGATCAGCTCGATCCAGCTAGCGCCATGTTGGTCAGTCGCTACATTGGCGGCATTGATGCCGCTGAGGTAAACGACACGTCAGTTAGCTGGGCAATCGCGCCAGTGATCGACAAGACAAAGCCACAGATCCCAACCCGCAAGGTGGCATCTGATTTGATTGGGAGGTTCGTCGGGCGATGACGATGCAGGTACTGGCGGTGAATGTTGAGGTGCAATGCTGTGATGGCAGCTCGCATCATGATGTCAAGCTGGCTGTGGATGGTACGCGCCGCATCTATCTTGCAGCTGATGGCACCGAAATTGACGGCGTGGAGACGGTGACCCAATGCACTGCCATCGTGCCGCCAATTATCTTGGCTGCAGCATTGCACCGTTGCAAGGAGTGTGAGAAATGACAAGCAGTTTTAGCAGTGGTTTTGTTGGATCGTTATGACCGCAATCCGATAGATCTGGCTCTAGCGGTGCGCAGCAAAATGCAGCTGCAGCAAAAAACCTGCTAGATAATTTCCTGCAAAAGGAAATCACCAAGCGAGAGCCAATGGCGCCGTTAGTGCCAATCCGCAAGCCGTGCTCTGGTTTCATTGTTGCTCAAGCAACAACTCAACGCCGATCTGCACCCAATCAAGCAGTCACACAGCAAGACAAATCACCGGAAAACCGCAAGACACCTAAAGCTGATCTAGGCGCACAGCAACGCATCGCAACAGCTGGCGAGACGGTGCCGATTGTGTTCGGGAAGCGTGTTAGCAATAACGGCGGCGTGTGGGTGCAACCATCGCTGGCGCGTGCTGGATCGGCGTTGTTTGTAGGCAGCTTTCTGTTTCCTGTCAGCCAGGGTGAGATCGTCAGCAGCCCGGTCAAGCACCGCGTGTGGGTTGGCTTGCGCAACATGGCGTTTTTGGCTGATCAAACGATCACGATCAGCGCGATCTATGACAGCGCTGCAGACCTTGCCACCAATCCAAGCGTTTGCCCGATCCTTGGCGCGGGGCTGTATTGCGGCAACGACACCTACACCTATTTGACCGACACGATCAGCACATCAGGCGACTGGACAGAACGACAAGATTATCTCAGCACTAGCTACTGGCAATATCGGACCGTTGCGCGCGGCAGTGGTGATGTAACTAACTCGGTCATTGAGGCAACGCTTGAGGTTTACGACAACGTAACCGGCAACGATCTGACGACTGCATACTTCACCGCCATCGGCTTACCGACAAACACCGTATTTGCCTTTAACTATTCAACGCACTACATTCAAAACGGCACGGCGCCTGTGGCAGGCGCTGTTGGTGTGGTGCAGGATTATGTCGCTGTGTTTGGCTACAACGCGCCCGATGCTGCGTTTTGGACCGGCATTGGATCATCTGGCAATGTCTCTGCTGTCTATACCATCAGCGGCGTCAACAACCAAGCCGACCCTGGCTATCCGGCTAGCAGTGGCACGCTAGAAGGCGTGCAGTATGAATATGTAGTCAGCAAATACGCTGACCCAGCCAGCACGCCAACGGCTGACAACTCAGCCTTTGCGGACATCACTTTCTTGAAGGTCGTGGGCAATATCTACGATCCGCCGGAGTCTGGCAGCTACCCCACAACTACACGTCAGGTTTCGGTGTACTACGAGCAGGGCGTGAGCGTTGATCTTTATAGCGTCGGCCTCGTGAGCGGCGTCTACACGCAAGGTGCCAGCAATCAGCTGGTTGACTTGGCGATGTATCTGTTCACGATCTATAAGCGCACGAGCAACACCGATCCTGATGTGGCAGCGCCGATTTACACAGGGAACATGGAGGATCTGGCAGCCTTCTGTGATGAGTACAGCCTCCACTTCAATGGTGTGATCTCGGATGCGCTGAATATCGTGGAGTTCCTCAGCGAGACCGCACCCTATTTCCTGCTGTCCTTCCAGTCCAACGGCGGGCAATATCGTTTCGAGCCGCTGCTGCCATTGAATGGCAGCCAAGAAATCGACGTGACGGCACTCACGCCAGCCGCCACGTTTACCGAGGATGAGATCCTGCCAGGGTCATTCAGCAAGACCTATGTGGCGGCAGCTGACAAAACCGACGTGAATGCGACTGTCCTGTATCGCTTGAACGATCCGGCTTCCATCGGCACACAGCAAAGCGTGCAGGTGCGTTACAGCGGCGTGAGCTTGGATGCCCCGGTGGAGCAGTTCGATATGTCTGACTTTTGTGCCAATCGCAATCATGCTGTGATCTATGCCAAGCACTTCCTAGCGCGGCGACGCTTTGCTCTCCATACGATCAGCTTCGCCACGCCACTTTCGACTGCTGGCCTGATCCCAACTGATGTGATCAAGATCGAACGGCAGCGCATCACAAGCACTGGCGACAACCGCACCGAAATCGAGTGGTATCAAATCACTGCGATCAACCATCAGACGGATGGCACCACCAGCATCGAAGCATCTCAGTTCCCAGTGAATGGCAGCAACATTGCTCGCATCAGCAATGATGTGCTGAATGGGACCTTTACAGTGGTGTGATGGCCACCTTCCCCTCACTGGCACCGCGTACACGGGCGCTCTCGCTGGGCGACATACCGCAGCAGCAATACGTCGGCAGCAGCGGTGGTGAGGTGCGCTTCAAGCAGGGCAGCTCCTACATCGCCCAGACGCTGAGCATCGGCTATGAGTATTTGACGGAATCCGAAGCGCAGCAGCTGTTGGATCACTACGCTGGCCAAGAGGGCAGCCTGATCCCATTCGATTTATCGGCTGAGGTGTGGGGCGGATACACCACACCGCCTGTCAGCTCGGCCAGTTATCAGTGGCGCTACACCGGGCCATTTGGCGTGGACATCGCAGCGCCACGTCGATACAACATCAGCATCGAGCTTGAGACGGTGCCCCTCTAGCCATGGCATTCCCTGCTCTGATTCCATCCGCACGCGTTTACATCCCTGGTGATGTGCCGCAGCAGCAGCAGGTGAGCCTGTCAGGCATGAATAGCGGTTACCGGCAGGGCAACCGCCGGATCGCGCAGACGCTGCAGCTGGCCTTCAACAACATCAGCGAGGCAGACCTTGATCTGATCAAGGCTCACTACATAGATCGGCAGGGCACGTTTGATATCTTCTATCTCTCGGAGGAAGTATGGAACGGCTACGCCACGCCGCCGATTCCGATCCTCAGTGATTACGCATGGCGCTATGGCGGCCCGCCAGTCATCACAGATGGATCCTGCGATCTATGGAGCGTTGAGGTTGAGCTGACCACCTATGCGATCAACACCGGCGATCTGGTGTTTGATGCAGCTGATGCTGATGCCACGCCAGCAAGAGACTATATCCTGAACGCAGGTGGCGCAGCGGCATCGCCTGCGCGAGACTATCTAATCTTTCCGCCGGGGGCAACATGACCATCACGCTTTCAGCCCTTCAAAAGCAACGGTACGACACTGCTGCCAACTGGACGGCAGAGAATCCAACGCTACTGGCTGGTGAAATTGGCGTCGAAAGCGATACGGGCAAGATCAAGATTGGCACGGGTAGCACGGCATGGACAAGCCTGAGCTATTCGGGCTTGATCCCTGGCAGCGGCGTTTATCCGTATAGCCAGCTGCTGATGCCACTGGGCAGCGCTGGTGCGCCATCGGTGAGCTTCACTGGTGACCCCAACACCGGCATTTACTCCCCCGGCGCAGACCAAGTAGCCATCAGCACTAATGGCACTGGCAGGTTGTTCGTGGATGCGAGTGGGAATGTTGGTGTTGGCGCAAGCCCTACCAGTTTGTTTAGCGTGCGCGGAAATACTCCCGCCATCAATATTGACGATGAACTGAACACATCCTCCAAGCTTGTATTTAGGCCGGCCGTACTGGGATATGCTGAAAGGGCTGGCTTTTCGCTTAATTATTCAACCGGAGAATTTCGACAGTTTAGCGGCGCAAGCGCTGCTGGTTATTTCCAGACATTCTATACAGACGGCAGCGAACGCCTGCGCATCACCTCGGCAGGGCTCGTAGGCATAGGGAGTAGTTCGCCTAGCTTTCCTCTACACGTCTCTTCAACCGATTTTCCTGCCATAGGTGTTTTTCGTGCACTAAATGTTGGAGTCGTTGGGGATGCGGGGCAGGAAATACAAATTGGTGCCTTAAGCGGATCAACTCCAACTCCTGGGGCAGCAATTACAGGAGTGCTAGAGAGTTCCGCAACGGCAGGAAACTTAGGATTTAAAACTCGTTCTGGGGGAGTCTTAGGCGAACGCCTGCGCATCACCTCCGCAGGGCTTGTAGGGATTGGCTCCAGTGCCCCTCAGGGTTTGCTTCATCTGCAGCAATCACTTTCTGATTCAACGCCAGTTCTCGCCATTGGAGAGGCTTCAAATACAGTCCGGTATAGCATCATTCAGGAGAGTGGTTACACGGGCATATCGCATGGCAACACGAATATAGATCTGAAGTTTAAGACTTTTGCTAACGGTGGCAGCGGAGGAACAATCTCCTTTTGGACCGGGGTACTTTCTGCTAGCGAAAAAGCCCGCATCGACTCCAGCGGCAGGCTCTTAGTTGGAGCTAGCTCAGACAGTGGTGGCGCACTGCTTCAAGTGAACGGCGACCGGATTAGAGTTGCAACTGCTAAGACCCCTGCATCCGCAACAGCCGCCGGCACTGCCGGCGAGATTTGCTGGGATGCAAGCTACATCTACGTTTGTACTGCTACGAATACATGGAAGCGCACAGCGATCAGCACGTGGTAATTGAATGTCCAGTGCTACGTAAGTGCAGGGTCTGCGGTGAACACAAGCCGCAGACTGACTTCTACAAGCTGGCGCCAACCAGAAGTGCCAAGAAAGACATCCTTGGCATCGGGCGCCTGTCGCGCTGCCGCCATTGCGAGATCAACAAGTATCTCAACATGGATCCACGGCTCAAGTTGCTTTATGCAGCCCGCAGCCGTGCCAAGCAAAATGGGCTTGAGTGCAGCATCACGGTGGACGACATTGTGATTCCTGAGTTTTGCCCTGCGCTTGATATCAAGCTTGAAGCTCGTGTTGGTGCTGGGCGCTCCAACCGTGAAGACATTGGCAGCTCGCCAAGTCTTGACCGTATCGACAACAGCAAGGGCTACGTGCCCGGCAATGTGGCTGTGATCTCATTGCGAGCCAACATGATCAAAACAGACGCGACCGCTGCTGAACTCAAGGCAGTGGCTGCCTACATTGATGCCAGCCAACAGTCGTAGTCCCCTTCAATACTGGTTTTGCGCAGCATGAGTCTGGCAGGCACATTCTTTGTCAGCCAGACACGTTTTTGAGCAAAGCCCCTAGTCCACGTCACTGCTCACCCCAGCTAACCTCACCACATGACCACCCCATCCATGGCTAACACCTACACTTGGCGCATCGCTCAGCTCGAAAGAGAGACAAGCGACGGTTACGTTTTCGTTGCTCACTACACCGTGGACGCCAAAAGCGATGATGCGGTCTACTCCGCTGGCGCCTACGGCAGCCTTGGGCTGGAGCGCCCTGAAGGCAGCCTGATCCCCTACTCCGAACTGACTGAGGATGTGGTGGTCGCCTGGGTGCTGCAAAAGCTGGGCGATAAGAAGGTGCTCGAAATCCACGCCGCACTCGACAGTCAGATCGACGAGCAACGGCAGCCCACTAAGCAGGCAGGCGTGCCATGGCAGTAAAAGCCAAGACCGGTACCGCGCGGATCGATCATCAGCCCGGACCGCCTAAGACCACACGGCAGGGCTACGGCCAACACTCCCGCCCCCGGCGTCGCGGTAAGAAATCCCTACGCGGGCAGGGTCGGTAAACTGAACCCGTACCCCCATGGCGCCATGATCGAAGTCATCGCAGCCATTGCCGGCGCGTCAATTTCCGTCGCAGCCATGGGTGCTGCTGGCTTCAGCCGCAAATCAGATGAAGCCCGTGAGGCCGTTATACGCCTGACCTCAGCTGTTGAGCACATCGCCTCGCAGCTCGAGGTGCTTCACACCGACATCAAGGAAGATCGGAAAGAGACGTTCGGCCGGCTATCGACGGTAGAGCAGCGGGTCTCTAGGTTGGAAGCACGACCGCCATCTCCTTAGCCATGGATCAGGCAACCACAATCGCCATCGTCGCCATCGTCGTGGCGGCAGGTTCTGAGATCATCGCCGTCTCACCGCTGAAGTCCAACAGCTGGGTGCAGCTGATCTTTCAAGCGCTCCGCATCGCCTTCCCAAAGCAACGCCGCTGAATCATGGCGAACGACGCGCCGATCACACTGCAACAGCTGTTCAAGTACTACAAGGGCCAGCCGCATCAGGCTGCAGCAATCCAGCAGCTAGAGGCTGATCTGGCCGCCAATGCATACGACGCCGTGATGCGGCGCGATCGGGACTGGTTCCAAACCTGGAGCCAAGACGGCAAGCAGACCGATCTGGCCGCGGCCATCGCATTGATCAAGGAGTTTGAGGGCTGTCACCTCAGCGCCTACCCCGATCCGCTCAGCGGTGGTGAGCCGTGGACCATCGGCTATGGCACCACGCGCTACAGCAACGGCACGCCCGTGAAGCGTGGCGACATGATCAACGTGATCGAAGCCGATATGCTGCTGCGCCTTGAGATCGACCGCATCACAGACAAGTTGCGCACCACCGTGCCGCATTGGAATGTGATGGATGACGATCAGCGTTCTGCGCTGGTGAGCTTCGCCTACAACCTTGGCGCTGGCTTTTACGGTTCCGCTGGATTCGAGACCATCAGCAAATGCCTGCGTGAACGCAACTGGGCCGCGGTGCCTGCAGCGCTTGAGTTGTACAGGAACCCTGGCACCAATGTGGAGGCTGGCCTGCTGCGGCGGCGCCGTGCAGAAGGCAAGCTGTGGGGACAGCACCAAGCCATAGCGGAACCTGAAACTGCAAAGCTACGGCCCAACAGCCCGTTCTCTGCGCGGATCACTCCTCACATCAGGCTTGGGGAATTCGCGCTGGATCAGGAGGCCCGCAGATTCCAGAATCAGGGGCAGCTCGATATTGCTGCTGAGCTGGCGGCATTCTTGGAGCGGGTGCGCGTGCAGTTTGGCGGGCGGCCAATCGTGATCACATCCGGCTATCGGCCAGAGGCGATCAACGCGCAGGCCGGTGGTGCCAGCAACAGCGAGCACCTCTACAAACCCGGATGCGGTGCAGTTGATTTCTACATCGATGGCGAGGATACCTACGTGGTGCAGAACTGGTGCGACAAGCACTGGCCGCACTCGCTGGGCTATGGCGCATATAAAGGCTTCATCCATCTAGGCATCCGTCAAGGCCGACCTAAGGTGCGCTGGGATTATTGAGGGCCTGTGCTCGTTCCTGACCACGAGATCCGGCGGCTGTGCAAACAGCACGCCATGGTGATGCCATTCGATGAAGATCTGCTGAACCCGGCCAGCTTGGATGTGACCCTAGGCAGCCGGATCATGATCGAGGTGCCAGAGACGCCTGAGCTGCAGGTGGTGGATATCCTCGGCCACACGGCAGATGATCCGTATCTGATCCAGCCGGGTGAGTTCTTCCTGGCGGAAACGCGCGAGATCTTCAACCTGCCGAATCACGTCGGCGCTCAGTTCGTGCTGAAGTCAAGCCGCGCACGCGAGGGCTGGGATCACGCTGAGGCCGGCTGGTGTGATCCAGGATGGTATGGCAGCAGGCTCACGATGGAGATCTGCAATCAGCGCCGCCTGCATCCGCTCGGCATCTGGCCCGGTATGAAGTTTGGCCAGCTCAAGTTCATCCTTGTGAGCGGGAGCGTTGAGCGCAGCTACGCGGAATCTGGAAGATATAACGCAGACCTTGGCGTCACCGCATCCAAGGGCTAGCGTTCAATCGGAGAGCTGAGGTCAGGGCGCCGGTTTAAGCAGCCGGCGCTTTTTTTCATGGGATGCGCCAGATCGCCCATCCGCAGCCGATAGATCTTGCCGGGCGCCTCGGCCGGATCATCCATGGGGATCATCGTGTAGTCGTCGCAGCCGTGCGATTCCGCGAAGTGGCTGGCGGCGAGATGGGTTGAAAACGGCCCGACGTGCCACGGGCCGATACGGAGGATGTAGGTCATTCGGCGGCCTCTAGTTCGGCGGCAATTTCCAGGATTCTGACTCGAATGGCATGGTGTGCACCAAATACGCCGGCGTCTGCATCGGTATCGCCTAGCGGTTTATCCATGTGCAGCTCGTCGGCAATGCGCCGCAGGATTGCGGCTGCTGATTGTTCAGTCATGGTGGTGAGCTTGGGGCCGCCGGAGCGGCCCGGTGAGGGTCAGGGCTTGCGGTAGCCCTTGGCGGTAAAGGCTTGGTAGCGTTGGCGCATTTTG